TTAGCGCGCTTCTTGGGTTCCGCCTTCTTAATCTTCTTTTCCTTCTTATCTTCCTTATTCTTTTCCTTAATATCCTTCATAGCATTCTTATAATATTCATCAACCTCCTTTTTGGTATCAAGATTATCAGGCATATTAACCATAATCTCCTTGATGCGCATAGCGAAAGTGGACATTTTATGCACAGAGTTCGCTTTGAATACTCTTTGGATTCGCTTTGGATTCGCTTTGAATACGCTTTGAGTTGCTTTGAGTTACTTTGAGTTACTTTTGAGTTGCGCTTCTATTGCTTGTCTTTGTATTATATTTTTAATCAAAATAATCAATTTTTAATTTAATTTATCATTATTATTACAAATTTATTCCATATATTTTAGTTATTATGAATATATTATGTTATTCTAAAAAAATGATTAATATATTATATTTGTATTAATAATAATATGCCAACATATTTAGAGATATTACCAGAAGATATTCTAACTATTATATATAAATATTTATATACTTTAATATTGAAAGATTTGAATAATAATGACAATTATAAGAATACCATATATTTTCATAGATTGCTTGAAATTGCTAGTAATCCTTTATTTGACAACTTAGATTTTTTAGGTTTGCTAAATATTAATCATATTAATAGCAAATATGGGATTCTAAAATATAAAAATAAAATAGAATATAATGATTTTTTTCAACAAGAAAGTGCAATTTATAATAAAACTTACTATACATCTCAATTAAATATGGATGTAGATAAAATTGTAATTTATAATCATCCTTTATATTGTCTATATAAAACTGATAAATTATATTATATAACTATACATTCGATGATAAAAAAATATTTGAATGTTAATAATTTAAATATTTTTAATGATACAAATGTTTCACAAAGAATATGTAAGTCAAACTTTATATTGCAAAAAGAAGGGCAGTTTAAATGCTTGGCAGAATTATTATACCATACAATTGAATTTTATAATATTATAAAAGATGTAATATATATAAATATAGAATTGCTTGAAGATATTGAAAATGAAGGACAAGAATTGACGAGAAGGCAAAGGAAAGATAAATATATTCTAGAAGATATGCGTAATTTTCATTTTAATTGCAAATATATTGTTAGGTATGATAATGATATTGATACTAAAATGGCTATTCCTGTTTTATGCCCTTTGTAATATATATAATTATGTTGCGCAATTTCCTTTACATCAACTTTGCAAATCAGAAAACATTAAAGGATATTCAATGTATAAAAAAAAAGAAGACAAAAAATAGACTGCTTAAATTACTTGAAAATGTATGTATTTCTTAATCTTTTATATAGGCAACCATAAATCTTTTATTTTCAAATCTTTCATATATTGTTTCATGCTAATTTTATTATTTACAATCTCTTCTTCTAATTGCTTAATATTCATATCGTGCTTTTCGCAATTCTCTACAATATCATTCTGTTTTTCAAGAGAAGGGAATGGTATTTTAATTCCTTTAATACTTGCACTTGATATGTGTTTAATAATATCGCCGGTGTATAAATCATTCATAATATCTAAGTTATTATATAAATAATAGTAAACATACTTTAAGTTTAATAATGATTTATTTTTATTTTGCAGAATATAACAGTTATCGCTTGCAGAGAACTCATACGCATAATTAATATTTGGTGCCCCCATATCACAAATAATTAGACTTTCGCCTTCGTAGTCTGGGATATCAACATAAGTATCAACAATTGTGGACCCTTTAAAAAATGGATATTCGCCTTTTTTGTTCCCATACTTAGTATTTCTTTTACTTCTTGGTAAAATATTGCAAATATCTTCGAGGGTTCTTTCTGTCATATTGCTTATTATATTTATTATTCAAATAAATCTTAAATAATATTAAATTTTTATATGTAAATTCTTATATAGGAGTTGATAAATATACTATGTATTGTTTTGGAGGTGATATGCTATGTTTTAAAACACAGAAAACATCAAATATAATTAAACAAATAATAACATATACTATAATATTTTTACCATTAGTGATTGGTATGACAATTGGAGCAATATATGGTAAAAAATGGGGAGAAGATAAATATAAAAATTTAAAAAAACCAAAATATAACCCACCAAGTTATGTGTTCAGTATTGTGTGGCCTATATTATATATAATGATTGGAGTTATATATAGTTATGCGTTGTATGATTGGAAATGTATTTCTGACAAAATATCAAAATGCGGAACATCAATATATTACAAAGAATTTAAGTATTGGATAATACCTAGTTTGGCATTACTATTTAATTTTATGTATATACCAGTATTTTTTGGTGAGAATGGATTGTATAATGGACTTATTATAATTATATTGAGTTTGGTATTCGCAATATTAACTTTAATTCAATTTTATTTACAAGATAATTATAATTCAAATATTAAATATTATGCAATACTTGCATTATTACCATATATAATTTGGTTATCCTTCGCTACATATTTGTCATATGATTTATATATGTTGAATAAATAAATGTTGATAATTATATTTCATTATCTTTTTTCAACATATACAATTTAATTTTGAACTTCATCAATTGGTTCATTATTTATTGAACTTATATCATCTTCTTCTATTTGAACATGTGGTTTTACAATACCAGTAATGAATTGTTGTGCATGTTTTTTATTATTTTTAATCTCTTTTTTTAATTGTTTAATGAGTATATCATTATATTCACAATACTCTACAATTTCCTGCTGACTTTCAAGAGATGGGATGGGGATTTTTATAGTTGATAATCCATTCCATGTAGGATGTTTATGATTTGCTCCATGAAATTGGTCTTTAACTAATTTCATATTATTAGTTAAATATAACTGTATATATTTTGTAGTAATATCATTTGTTGATTTAAACACAAATGTATCACTTGTTACCGAGAATTTTAATCCTAAATTTACAATAGCATTACCAGATGCATTTGTTGAATTAATAATACAACATAATTCAGAATAATCAAATGTATTTAATTTATATACTTCATTAATACTACTACTGAATAGTGCAAATTTTCCATTTTCTATATGGTCTTTAGTTGAATGTTTCCCTCGTTTATTTAATTTTTCACAAACTTCACCTAGTGTTTTCACAACATTCTCACCAAATATTTTTTGATTATTTAAACAAAACTCGTTCAGTTGCTTCAATTCTGCAATCTTCTCATTACTTGTTTTGTTTGCCTTTTCGTATATGAAATCAAGATATTTAACAATTTCTTGTTGTTTATCAAGTGATGGGATTGGGATTTTTATTCCTTCAATATTTGTTTTTGAAATATTTTTAATTGCAACACCTGTATATAATTGTTTCATCATATCTAAATTATGGTACAAATAATAATAAGCATATTTAATATTTAATAATAATTTATTTTTATTTTGAAGAATATAACAATGGTCGCTGGTTGAGAATTTAATACCATAATTTATATTTGGTTCTCCTCCATCACCTATTATTAAACTTTCTTCTTTATAATCTGGTTCATCAACATAACTATCAACTTTTGTAGAACTTTTAAAGAATGGATATAATCCTTCTTTATTACCATACTTTGCATTTCTTTTACTTTTTGGCAAGAACTTACAAACCTCTCCAAGCGTCTTCACAATAACACCTTCATCATATTGTTCTTCATCCGTTTCATCTTTCATATATTCAGCATAATTAAGTGAATATGAATTACTCGCAATTTTTTCAATAGGAACTTCAACCAATAGATTTTTTACATCATTATAAGGGTTATAATCATAAAACTTAACAGTAGTTGTTTGATGTGTTTTTGAAAACTTATAATCTCTACCAGTTTCTTTTTGAGTTTTGGATATATTAATTTTGGTTTCTAATACATCACTACCTTCTCTCTTTTTCACAAAGTAAAACACACAAGTTTTAATAGATGTGTATGTAAATATTCCTGATGGTAGATATATAATTTCTTTCAAATCACAAGTTTTCATAAGATATTCTCTAATTGCAACTAATGTGGTATTTATTTTTGAAAATAAATCTTGTCCGTCAGGTAATACAACCGCACATTTACCATTAATCTTTAACATATAAATAATTGCTTGAATAAACAAGGAAACTGCATTATCAGTCTTAATAGGAATATATTCACTTTTTAATGGACTTTCAAAATCATCATATTTTAATCCTTTAATACCAAATGGTGGATTTGCTAGAATATTATCAAACTTTCTTGTTATTGGTTCGCGAATACTATCACCTCTTTCTAATTTTTCGAACATATTACCAGACGAGATTAACATATTTGAAACAGCAAGTTGATATGTATCTGGTTCTAATTCTTTACCATATAGTCCTTCGGTTTTGATAAAATCCCAATCAGGTTTAATGTTTTTAGTAGTTGCTTGCTCTAAAATATATTGTAAATAAGTAATCAAGAAACCACCAGTTCCCATAGTAGGGTCTCCACAAGTATCTATTTTTCCGTCAAGATGTATTTGTGGATTAATTAATTTCACCATCATTTTTTTAACTAATGGTTGAGTAAAGAATTGTCCAAGCACCTTGCCAGTCATAATATCTTGAATTACTTCCTCATAAGCATTACCCAAAACATCATATTCTGTTTGAGATAAGTCAACCGAATTTAATTTATCAATTAATTTTTTATAGGTTGATTTGTGTTGAATATCAAACCCTCTGCCTTTCAAGAATATATTTTTTGTTGTAGGATGATTTGATAAAATATCATCCCATAAATATTTCATATTAACAGGAATATTATCCTCTTTTTCATTTGACAGATTACTAAATCGAATAATTTCTAATAATTTATTTTTATGTTTTTCAATCATTTCATCTTCAATATGACTAAAATCATATTCATAATCATCAATATTTATTTCACCACCAAAATGAGGTTCAAGTAATTTTAATATTAATAAATATGATAAATTTCTTAATGCTTTTTCACCGGTTAAACCCTCATTATCTCTTAATACATTCAAACAATTTTTGAATACACTAATAAGTGTAGTTTTATTATCCATTTTAACTTCATTTGTTTGACTAATTTGTTGCATTTCGGTTAGTGTAATACAAGGTGCTTTCTTATTTTTATGTCTTGTAAAATCAATTTTCTGATTAAAGACCTTTTTACACAAATCACATGAATATTCTTTTGACATCTTCTAATTATATAAGTTATTATTACTTTATATAATAATAATCAATTTTTATATAAAAATTTTAAAAAAGTAAATAATACTTTTTAATTTTAAATATTTACAAAATAACACCAATCTTCTTTTTTTTACTGATAATAATAATTATATCTCTCAAATCCTTGACATTGTAGTATTCAACCCATAAACCATTTGGAGGAAATAATGCATCTATTTTACATAATTCATTACTTACAATTGATAAGTCCAAATAATGTTTTTTTATTTCAGGATATAACAATAAATATTCACTTACTTTATTTTTACAAGTTTCCAAATCATAATATATTTGTTCAATATTCAAATATTTTATCCAGTTTGTAAATTGTCCTTTGAATACTATTTCTGGTTCTTTGGATAATCTATTATCTCTTTCACATAATTCATAATAATTTTCTTTACCTTTTATATTTTTATCAGCAATTATTTTTCTTGCTTTTTCATATGTTGTAGTAAGCGCTGTTCTTCTGATTGTTTTTAATCTTAATTTTTGTGTTAATTCATCATCATATTCACCAAACTCATCAACCATTTCTTTTTCTTCTTTTTCTATTTTTTTTGGTTTTTGTTTTTCAATATTAATCCTAAATACCTTAATTTTTTGCGTAATAGTTTCATCTTCTAAACTCATTTGATAAATAACCTCTCTGACTTTTTTCAAATCAGAATTTTCATTATTTTCTAACCAGTCATCTCTATTCAAAATTGGTAAAATGATTTTTGTTTTTTTATTTACATCTTTTTTGTTTTTTCTACTCGCTCTTAAAGCAGATTGAACTATACGGATATTTGAAGTCATATTTTCTGCAAATACAACACCATCTAATAATGGAAAATCCCATCCTTCACCCAAACAATAGACACAAGTAATTATTCCAAACTTTGTCTTTTCAAAATTATTAATTATTCCCTTTTGGTCTTTTGATTTCATTTCACTATGATAATTTGAATAATATAAATCAGGTATATCAAAGTAATTATTGTCTAACAGCATTTTTATATATTGAATTAATTTTAATGAATTATCTTTGTTATTTGAATATATTAATAGATGATGCGAATGTCCGTCAAATATGCTTTTCAAAGACGCAAACGCACTCAAAAATAACCTCTTATCATTTTCTTCAATAATATGAAATCTTGATAATTGTTCTTCTAATTGTTCTTCATTTGTAATAATGGTTTGAATAACATAATCACAAATAATATTTTCATCAATTGCCCATAACAAACATTTTCTATCAATTATTTCACCAAAATAATCTATATTGTCATTTGAAACTACAATACCATCATCGCGTATACTTTCAAGTTGTTTAAGTGTTGCAGTTAATGATAATTGTTTTACAGATGGGATGTTTAACATTTGAATATATTTTTTTGTAGTATGTGTTAAACGCATATTATTTGTAGTTAAATGATGACACTCGTCATTAATTTTCATATCAAAAACAAATATATTGTTTTGTGTCGCAGTATATACTTTGTGCGCAGATGAATATGTAGTTATTACAATACAATTATTTTGATTATTTTCTAAAAATCGCATTATAATTTCAATATCAACGCCACCTGAAACAATTAAATACGGAACACTTTGAAACAAAACACAAATAACTTCTTCCCACTGTTTTAATAATAATTTATTAGGAACTCCAATAAGGATAGTATTTGAGTTTAGTTCTTGCGTAATCCATAATGAAATTAGAGTTTTTCCTACACCGCACATTAATACAAGAATACCTTTATCATATTGTTTAAAATGTATAACAGACTTTTTAATAATAATAGTTTGGTCTTTTCTTGGTATATATGAAATTAAGTCTTTTTTTATTGTATTGGATTTTAATATATTAATTAATGATTGAATATTAATTTTTTTAATTGTTTCTCTTACTCTGTTGCATCTTACTAAATCACTAATTTCTTGTTTGGATAATTTCCTATATTTAATTCCAATTGTAATTAAGTAAGGTTCAATAAGACTGATAATTTTTTTATTGTAAAATTCAGTTCCAGCATCATATTTGACATTTAATTCACGAAACTCATTTTGCAATAAGCGTTCAATAATTCCCATCTTTTCAATAGGAACCTCAAATACTGTATCAAAAGAACCTCTATTGATCTCACCAGTTGCATATTGTGTATCCCTTTCAGGAATGTTATTTGCTTTGCCCATTTTTATTACATCTTCTTTATTCCACCATTTATTATCACGTAGATAAATGAAACCAAAACTCATATTACTATATTGATTTTATATATTTATATAAATATCAATTTTTAAATAATCTATATAATATAATTATAGAATGAAAAATAAAAAAAATACATTAGCATTAAAAAAACTGCCAAAACGAAAATATGTCAAAAGAAAATATGCAAAAAGAAAAGGTGGAGACAACCCACCCATTCCGCAACAACAACCTGGAGTAATAGGAACTGCATTAAATGACCTTAAAAATAATAAAGAAATGTTTCAACCTGTTTATGATACTGCATCAAATATAGGGTTATTTTATGATTTTGGCAAAGCATTAATGAGCACAATTCTAGCAGGTTTAGGTATATTTGTAGGAATACAAATTAAAAATTATTATAGTGAGTATACTGAAAAAATAAATGCTAAAATAGTTACTGCGGATTGCTATTATACTGATAATAAAAAGAAGGATAAGAAATGCGACGCAACAATAGAATATGAAGTTGCCGGAAAAAAATATAAAAATAACTATGTATCTATTGGAACAGTAAATTTAGATGAAAATGTAGAAATATATTATGACCCAAAAAACCCAAATAATTTTACAACAATATATAACATTTTGTATTATACTGGTTGGGGTGTGATAATATTAGGTATTTTAAGTTCATTAGTTGCGTGGGGTGTGTTCATTATGTCCTTGCTTTTTAAACCAGTTGCAACAGCAAGTGGTGCTGTTGCGATTGGTGATGTACTAACTCCAAATAATTATACAGGGAACGTTGGAAATTATACTTCAGGTATAGGAAACTTTAATGGCGTTGAAGACTATAATAATCTTGGGGATATTAGTAATACATATACTACTCATAACTAAATTTTTATAATTATAAATAAAAGATGCCTATGTTCTATTTGAAGTGGGCACGCTTTGCGATGGTGCTTTCCAGGGCGATGGGTTCTTCCAGATGGCGTGGTTTTTCCATAAGGGTTGTGTCTGACCAGTCACAGGATGCCAAGGGTTAGAGTTACGCCAAGGGTTTGATAAGACAAATGGATTGGAGTTGTGCCACCAGTTTTGGATAGGGTTCTTCCACGGCGATCGGTTCTTCCAAGGAAGCCATATGTGCGGGTCGCGCATCAATCTTTGCATGCGTCCGCGCATGTGGCGCGTTCCCAAGAGTTGAGCAACGCAAAGCGGAATAGCGAACGCGACCAGCGGGATGTTGTTCTGACGGGACGGAAGCTCATCGAAGTTGTGCATAACTAAATATAGAATAAATATGTTCTAATAAACAAAAAATAAATTAAAAATTGATTATTTTTGATTAAAAATATAATACAAAGTCAAGCAATAGAAGCGATACGCAAAGCAAATTCACAGCGTATCTAAAGCAAATCCAAAGCGAATCCAAAGCGAATCCAAATAGTATTCAAAGCGAACTCTGTGCATAAAATGTCCACTTTCGCTATGCGCATCAAGGAGGTTATCAACAATATGTCTGATACTCTTGATACCAAAAAGGAGGTTGATGAATATTATAAGAATGCTATGAAGGATATTAAGGAAAAGAATAAGGAAGATAAGAAGGAAAAGAAGATTAAGAAGGCGGAACCCAAGAAGCGCGCTAA